CTAAGGCACACTCAGTGAACCATTCCTCTAGGTATTCGTCAGTAAAGTCTTCCCAGTTATTGGGCAAGGCTTGTGTCAGAAAGTGTCCAGACAGGGTTGCAAATACTTCTTCATACTTTGGCATCATAATGCTCCTTCACATATTTCATTGCGATACGTTTGTTATGTGTGATGATGACCACACGATCATGATCATCATACACAACCCATTTGTTTTTACGCCGCACCAATTGCATCCAGTTGTTTCTCCACCTTACGCAGTTGAACACGCAGCTTGCGTTGCTCTGTCAGCAGCTTTGTCTTGCCAGTGTATTTGGCTTTGATAACGCCTAGTTTCTTGAGCACTTGTGTACGGTAGGTCACACGGTTGATAGGCTCACGGGTAGCCTCTGCAATCTCAGCAGTGGTCATGTCATTCCAACATTCCAACAACACTTCGTCAATGACGACATAGTTGTATGTGAAAGGCTTGGCCTTGTTCATGTGGAATGTGTGCTCTGCATACAATGCAGGGTGAGCAGATAGGACTTTAGGTGTGTATGCTGAATTTGTCATGAGATATTCTCCTTGTATTAAGATGCTAGTTTACGGTTAAGTTGTTTGTTCTTACGTGCGATCTTACGATCACGTTTCCAATCGTCACGTTTAGGTTTCTGTCCAACGTTGGACACTTTTGATTTGGAAAACTTAATAAAGTTTTGCATTTCGCATCGCATTCTGCTTCTCCTTTTTACTAGGTTTGCGTTTGTTGCCCTTTTTGGGCGGTACTATTTGCGGCGATTTACGTTGCTGAAGCAATGCTCTCGCCACGGGATTGATCACCCCAGATGTCTTTTTCAATTTCATCTTGTATCTCCTGCAATGCTGCAATCAGACTAGGTAGGACGGCATCATATCTTACGATATACATATCAGCACTAGCAGGTAGTATACCTACTTCTTGTACGTCTGTCCGTCCATTGGTTACGTGTTGGGCAATGGAAATCTCACGACCCATATATCTAACATAAATGTTATTCCTACCATTGTATACTTTCATGTCACTGCTCCTTAACGGTTGATGTTATGCATTCTGCGCCATGCCACCCATGTGATGGCTTGCATTTGAAAACCTTTGATGCCCATTTGATCGGCAGCAGCATGATATGCTTTGGCGATCTCACGGTATTCTTTGGCACCGACATTGTTGTTCTTTAGAACACGGCGTTCACCGTCAAAGATATTCTTTGCGTGACCGTCCACAGTCACTACGTCAATGCCCAGTATGTTGGCAAAGAACGCAGTGGTTTTGGCACCGTTCAACACTTTCATAAGTTTATCCTTACGGACAATCTTTTCATCAAGCATACGCCATGCTTTCTGCTTGTTAGCAGGGTATGACGACACGGTAACGTCATCAATGGTGCCACCTTCGGTGAAACATTTTACCATGTCACGAGCATTACGGACATTCACAGTCCAACCAAGGTTGGGCGATAGGGCAGCAATGACACCTACGACAGTGTGCTTGCTTACACCAAATTCTTTGGCAATTTTGGTGGCTTCACGTAGTGCAACACGATACCAACGGATGCCATCGGCTTTTTCGTCATCAGTAGATGCAAGATAAATGTTGATGATATTTTGTACTGACATAGCAGTTACTCCGTAAAAGTGTCCAACATTGGACGGTTTCAATCTGTTTTCAGTGTCTATACATGTTATATAACACTTTCACTAAACATTCAAGTGTTATATAACTGTAAGACTACTGTTAGCCAAATGCTTCGTCCCATTCGGCAGGTGTGATCCCTGTCATCAGGAACTCACGTTGGTCATCGTCAAGATGCGGCATGGCATCCTGAATTAAGGCACCACTAAGCCATTGCTCAATGTTTCCTTGGCGAACTGGCAAGTCCATGCTACTTTGCAGCCCAGACAACATGGACGTTTTAGTGACACGAACTAAGTTTTCTGCGATATGTTCAATTGCATCAATCATTTGGATAATCTCCGATTAAAGTGTCCAACATTGGACGGTTTCAGTTAAGTGTTTATGTCTATACATGTTATATAACACTTTCACTAATATTCAAGTGTTATATAACTGTAAGACAATAAAGTTTTGTCATCGGGGTCACGCCATCCACTGTCATAAGACAGTGAAGGTTCATTCGGTGTCTTGGTATTTGCCAACATTTTGGCAAGTTCAAGTTTCTGCTTTAGCAGTTCGGCCTTCGTCATCAGTCTGCCGCCCAGATAGATAGCAAGCAGACACCGACATAGGGGATGCCAATGAGCAGCCAATCAGGTGTCAAGATGCCTTGTGAAACAAAAATTATAGTGGCAGCAAACAACATAGTTGTTAGAACCAAACACATGACAGTGAGAAATCTTACAAAATACATATTAAACTCCGTTTAAAAGTGTCCAACATTGGACGGTTTTACTTTAGTAAAGCTGCTTTGGCTTCGTCAACGTTCTGAAAGAACGAAATCGCACGTTGGCCTGTGAATTTATCGGTACGATAAACATGCCAAATACCATTTTTATCTACGATAACTTTGACTGTATTCATGATTAAACTCCGTTTAAAAGTGTCCAACATTGGACGGTTTCACCATCACTGCCCACTCTTTAGAGTGAGCAGAAACAGTGTAACCTTCGGTTACGCCGCATCACGTTCTTGCTTTGCAAGACGAGAGATCAGATCATCAATGATCTGTTCAAGTTCCAAGCCGTTGGCTTCACACTGTTTGATGATGGTATTGACCATCACTGAACGAGTAACTGGAACAGAAACTTTAGTTTCTGAGTGTTGCACCAACTTTGTTGGTGATGTTTCATCAGACTGTCCAACATTGGACGGTTCTGCTTTAGCAGTTGGTTCATCTGCTGCTTTAGCAGCTTTACGCATTGCAGCTTGTAAAGCTGTTAGAGATGAGAAACCTTTCTTGCTTTTAGCAATAAAGGAACGACACTCTGTTTCGTTTTCAACGAACCATAGTGCTTCAGCACGGCGACGACGATCAATGGTATGAATACCATGATCCTTCAGAACTTGGCGGCTGATTTGACCACTGTCTACAGTGGACTGTGCTTTCAACTGCTGAAGCAGTTTACCCAACCGAGTGTCAAAGCCGTTGGCTTTGGTAGAGTCTTTCAGACTGTTAGTCTGTTTCCAAATTCTTGCTAGGGCTTTGCCCTCTTTAACCATTGCATCAATAGTTGTTCCAACTACAGTGTTTGATGTTTTTGCTGAATTTGCCATGATACTTTCCTTTACTAACTATTGTAACATTAAGAGAGTTTATTATCTCTCTCACCCTAAAGGGAGAGATATAAACTATCTATGTTACTAGAATAGTTAGTAAGTAATAGAAGTCAACCCTCATAATTTCTCTTCAAGAAATTCAATGCGCCTGTGATCCCCTGCGCCTGCCGTTTCCCGTGTGACTGCAAAAATATATTTCATATATATTTTGAAGTACGTGCGCCAAACTCACGAGGAACTGTGGCATAAATATCACAGACTAAGATCACAGCAAAGCTGTGGACTGTCCAACGTTGGACACTGGGATTGCCAACAGCTTCACGATCCTACAAGCCGTATGCAGCTCTGCCAATGCCACCACCCCCTATGGGGGTAGGGTATAATTGTGCATCGGCACTGCAACACACCTTCGGTGTTACATTATAACATTTTCACACACTCTAAAGAGTGGCAACTGATTCCATAACAGTTGTCGTAGACAAGTAAGTCATTGAAATTATTTACATCTTTGATGTACTGGTGAAGTGAGGCATTGATTCTGCTCTCACCATGCGCCATGACGTTGCATAATAGGCGCAATTGCGTGGTGAAGAGGGGATGTGCAGGGGGCATACGGGGGGTGTACGTATATGTATACACGTATCTACACAGATCAGGAAAAATGGAGTGTTAACCACATTACATATATAGTGGTTTACACACTGGGTGGATAAGTTTGTGATCACAAAAAGGGAGGTTTCATATAGTGTGATTACATATGTATATGTAACGTATTGTTACAGTATGTCACATTATGTTACAGTATTACGATTATGGGTTGACATGGGGTACAGAATATGTAAAACTATATATGAAGAAACTAAGATGACACTATAAGTGATTACACTTTAAATGTTCACTTAGATGTTAATATAGTTAGATATAATTATACTTAACTTATTTATCACTTATATGTAACACTTACAATGTAACGCCGTTAGGCGAGGAATTTGTAATATATTACGAAAGTTCTTGACAATGAGTAAAAAATCAGTAAAACTATATACTGACAATGTTCTTTCTGAGTTCTATAATCACGTAATGAATGGAACGATAGATCAATTGCATATCCCCCATAGTGATGTATTCTACGTGCGAGAAGCGGTGCAGAACCATTATGGGAGGCCATTTACGTTAGAGCATGTGGAGTGGGCTATGCGTATGGAAGGTTGGACGGACGAATGAGTATACCTGAAAGAGTCAAAACTAAAATGAAAGAGGAAGGGCTGACGGGAGTTAATAAGCCTAAGCGTACTCCTAAACACCCTACTAAGTCTCATTGTGTTATGGCAAAGGAAGGTGACACCTACAAGTTTATACGTTTTGGTCAGCAAGGCGTAAAGGGGGCAGGTAAGAATCCCACTAGTGCTAAAGACAAAGCACGTAAGAAGAGCTACTATGCAAGGCATAATGCTCAAGGTAAGCCGACTAGTAAGTTAAGTGCAAAGTACTGGTCGCATAAGGTCAAATGGTAAAAGGACGTAATTTAAAATGTTAGCAGGATTGTTGAAGAAAGTTGCTAAAGCAGCAAGTAAAACTGCCACAAAATCAGAGGCAAGTGCAGCACGTAGAGCTATTCGTGCAAACCCTAAGATGAAGGGTGAAAAAGAAGCGGCAGCTATTGCCAAGATTACTCAAGCAGAGAAAAAGAATATTGATGCTATTGTAAAGCGTGGTGAGGCAGCAAAGCCTAAGAAAAAGTTTACTAATACACGTGTACAACGTGCTCAAGAAAAACTTGATAAAGAACGTGATCGTATGGAAGATGCTCGTAAACGTAAAATTGCGTTTGATTATGATGCGTCACGTAAACGTATTGCTGAAGCAAAAGATCAACTAGAATCAGCTAAAGCTTCTGCAGCAGGTAAACGTAAACAATCCCCTAAAGAACGTGAAAGTTCTGCTATTGGTCGTGTAAGTGCACTAACAACTACACAACGTAATAAAAAAGAAGGTGTAGGTTCTATGGTATCTTATACTAGCATGGAACGTGCGGCAGCTAAACGTAAAGCTAAAGCTGATTACGATGCAGGTCGTATTACTAAAGCTGAGTATGATCGTATCATTAAAGCCATTGATGCTAAGAATAGCCGTGAAGTAAGTAAAGGAAGTCGTCGTGCTTCTCAAAATGCAGCCGATATGAAAGCTAAGACACCTACTACTCGTCAGGCACCCTTCCCTATTCCTGCTACAGCAAAAGGCACTAAGGGTCTTAATATGAAAAAAGGTGGATACACACGAGGTAAGAAGTAATGGGTATTGCAAGTTCACTAGCACGTCAAGTACGTAAAGTTAAAAAACTAAGTAAGCCTCCTACTGATGGACAACAAAAGATTGAGCCTGTAACACGTGAGCAACGTGCTTATGCTAAGGGTCAGGTTAAAGCTGCAGCAGCAACTGCATTAACAGCGGCAGCCATTAGTAAGATGTCTAATAGTGAAGCAAAAAATCGTTTGGCTGAAGAAACTATTAAAGCTAAAAACGAAGAGTTGTCTGCAAAGGATCGTCAAATAGCAGAAAAGAATCGTCAGCTATTACGAGCAAAAATTAATGAAACTGTAGCTGAAGTAAATGCTACAGGCATGAAAGGCAACAATACTCGTGGTACTTCACCTCGTCCAAAGCTACGTCCAAAAGAAATGGCTAAAGGTGGTTATGCTAACTGTGGTGCCTCTATGAAAGCTACACAGAAATCAACTAACATGGCATACGGTGGTATGGCACGAAAGAAATAAGGAGTAAATAAATGGCACTCACAGTAACTACAGAAAAGTCTGGTGACTTGACTATTGTAACGTATGATAATATTGATACAGCAGATAGTTCACCGTCTTCAATTGAAATAAATCAAAGTCGCTATCAAGTACAGGGTCAACCTACACAAGGTTTTTTCCAAGCGTATGGTACATTTGGCAGTGGTACAGCAAAACTGCAAGGTTCTAATGATGGCACAAATTGGGCTGACCTAGATATTGCGCATTCTTCTACTGCACTTGCGTTTACAGCAGCAGGTGGTGCAGAGTTTTCTGCAAGCTGCCGTTACATTCGTCCTCTTGTAACAGGCGGTACGGGTGATGACATTGATATTCGTATCTCGTATTTTGCATAAAAAATAAAGGAACTACTATGAATAAATTTATCTTAGCAACTGCGGTTGTGTTATCGGCAACTGCAGCACATGCTGTTGATGTTGATTTATTTGGACAGACTATCTCAGTAGGGGCAGAGTCTGACATTAATTATGTTACAGGCATTGAAGAGTGGGAATGGACTGCAACACCATATGCAGCATTCACTACATCTGTAGGAGTAACACTATCTGCAGAGACAGACATTAATATGCGTGAGTTAGATGAAGACATCTTTCAAGGCGTAGACTATACTGCAGAATATACAATGAGTGGAGTAACTTGGTACACTGAAGTTTCATCAGACCGTGATTGGGAGTTTGGTGACGTTACAGTTGGTGCTAAAGTTAAGTTTTAAAAATGTGGGTAGCCATTATGTTAACTTGCCTTGATCCATCTGCACTGTCCTGTCAAGTAATTGCAAAACCAGAAGCATTTTACAGTGAGCAGTCATGTTTGGAAGAGGCAGAAGCAGTGGCTACCAACTTACTTCAACGAGGTGTGTATGCAATACCTGCGTGTTTTGAAATAGGAACAAGTTCGTAATGCCTGTAGAAAAAGTTGAAGGTGGTTATCGGTGGGGTAAGACTGGTAAAGTTTACAAACGCCGCATTGATGCAGTCAAGCAAGGACAAGCTGCCTATGCATCAGGATACAATCAATATGCAAAAGGTGGGACAACATTTAAACTGTGTCCTACCTGTACTACACCTACAGCATGTACAGCTTCACAGAAATGTGCTAAAGGTACAAACGATTATCGTGTAGGCGGTATGGTATTAAACACAAAAGATAACAGGAAGAAAAAATGACACCTGAACAAATGAATGAAATCACAAAGCTAGGCTATATGGTGCTAGATAAAGGTAACGCAGTAATGTGCATGAGTACAAAAGAAATGGTACTCACTACAGATGCTGAAGGTAATCGTATTACAGAGGTGCCTGAGATCAAAGCTATTCTAGGTATGGACAAACCCAAGAAGAAAGCTGCACCGAAAAAGGCTAAAGCTAAGGTAGAAGAAACAGAACTTGTAATGGAACGTGCTCGTGACGAAAATGGTCACTTTATTGCAGACGATCCTGATACCGAAGTAAATGAAGCTTGGGTAGTTAAGACAATTAAGAAAGTACTGAAAAAGTAATGTCTATTACCTCGTATCCTAAAGTAACGACTATGGGTGGTGGCGTTGGCGACTATCCTTATTTCATACAAGTTTCACGAGGTCTTGTAGATGGACACAAACGTTTATTTAAGTTTGGTCACAATCCTTTAATACAAGATATAAGTGAAACTATTTGGGATGCAGGTGGTGCTTATGTTTATCCTTCTAGTGCTGTAGCTATGACAGTAACTAGTGGCGCAGGTGCTACAGACAATGGTGTAGCTATTACGGTGCAAGGACTAGACAGTAACTACAACGAAGTATCGGAAGAAGTCACACTAGCAAGTACTGGTACAGCTACAACTACACAAACATTCTTACGAGTCTATCGTGCTTTTGTTTCAGGATCACAGGCTATAACAGCAAACACTACTATAGCTAACGGTGGTACAACATACGCACAGATTAACACTGGTGAAAACCAAACGCTTATGGCTTTGTGGACTGTACCTGCAGGTTACACAGCTTATCTATTAGCTACTAAGATTACAGCGTTCACAGAACAAAACAATAAGGTTGCAACTATAAACGTTAATGCTCGTAGAGAAAACGGTGTATTTCGTACAGCAGATAAGTTTGATGTATTTGCTGCAGCTATTACACAAACATATACTTGCCCTATTCCTTTTCCTGAAAAAACTGATATTGAGGTAAGGGCTGTCGCAACTAGCTCTAATGCTGATCTAAGAGTTGCTGCAGGTTTAGATATTATTTATATAGCGAATACAGCCCCATGATACCAAGAAAAAAACGAACACTTTCTTTAGAATTGACCACATCTAATCAAGATGTGTACACAGTTCCTGAAAGATTTAATGCAGACATAAGTAGTATAATAGTTTCTAATACTTCTAGTTCTTCTGTTACATTTAGTTTAGATTGGTATCAATCGTCAAGTACTACTTATTTTACTATTGCTGAAACAGTAACAATGGTTCCTAATTCTATTTTACAAATAACTGAGTATCCTTTGTATCTTGAAAAAAATGATTTAATTCGTGGATTAGCAAGTGCAGGTAGTTCAGTTACGGTAACAATAGCTACGGAAGAATACTTTGAAGCTACCCGTTTTAACTAAATGCATAACGGGGTTGCATTATTGTATGTAGTATGATATAACTATATATGATATAACTATCTCTGGTAGCAAAAGTTACCGATAACACAAGGAGATAGTTATGAAAGAATGGTTTAAAAAAGTATTTGTTGCATTAATTGAAGCTCGTCAACGTGAAGCAAATGCAAAGATTGCAGCAATGCAACTATATCGTATGTCAGATCGTGAGTTAAACGATATTGGTATTGGTCGTGGAGATATTCGGAGAATAGCTTATGAGGAAGTCCAAAGCTACAAAAACAAAAAAGAAAATGTCTCGTGGTGGCAGTACCTCAACAGTAAATTCGGCGGGAAACTACACCAAGCCAACCATGCGTAAAAACTTGTTCAACAAGATTAAAGCAGGTAGTAAAGGTGGAAGTGCAGGTCAATGGTCTGCACGTAAAGCCCAGATGTTAGCCAAACAGTATAAAGCTGCAGGTGGTGGATATAAAAGCTAAGAGGGCGATATGGACCCAGTGACAATTATCAGTGGGGCCACTGTTGCCTTCAATGCACTTAAAAAAGGCTTTGCTATTGGCAAGGACTTACAGGACATGTCTAGTCAACTAACGCAGTGGGCAGGACATATGGCTGACTTAGGTCAAGCTGAGAAACAAGTAAACAATCCCCCTTGGTGGAAATCATTAGGTGGCTCTGTTGAATCTGAAGCTATAGAAGTATTTGCAGCTAAACGTAAAGCAGAGCAAATGCGTAAAGAGCTAAAAGATTATATTAGTTTCACAATGGGTCCATCAGCTTGGGATGAACTTATACGTATTGAAGCTAAGATACGTAAACAAAAAAGAGAACATGAATATCGTAAAGCTGAGTTACAAGAAGCAATTATAACTTGGACTATATCAGGTTTACTTTTACTTTGTGGCATAGGCGGTATTATATTCTTTGCATGGTTAATGTCAAATGGCTAAAACTAAATCACAACAAAGCCTAGATAGGTGGACAAAACAAAAGTGGAGAACCAAAAGTGGTAAACCTTCAACGCAAGGTCCAAAAGCTACAGGAGAACGTTATCTCCCTGAAGCGGCAATTAAAGCAATGTCTAGTTCGCAGTATGCAGCTAGTTCAGCAAAGAAAAGAAAAGATACTGCAGCAGGTAAACAATTTTCTCAGCAACCTAAAGGGGCAGCTAAAACGGCTGCACGTTTTCGGAGGGTGTAATGGTGGTTGATTTTGATATTGATGGTGATGGTAAGATTACACCAGAAGAAGTAGCAATGAAAGAACGTATGCTTGAAATAGAGCTACGTGAAGAAAAAGCAGAATCACAAAAGTTTATGGCATGGGTAGCTATGGGCATGATGATTATCTTTACTGTATTTCTGTTTACTCCTTTTATGTCAGACTCACGTGTAAGTGCTCTAGCAGATTTGCTAGGGCTGTTTTATATTGCACAAACTGGTGTAGTTGCAGCCTATATGGGAGCTACAGCTTATATGGCAGGTAAACCTATGGGCAATAAAGTAGCAATGAGCAAGGATATGCGATAATGGGATTTAGTTTAAGTAGTCGTTCACTAGGAAAGTTAGATGGTGTACATCCTGATATGGTAGCAGTTGTTAAACGTGCTATTGAACTAACTGACGTTGACTTTGGTGTGACATATGGTGTCCGAACTTTAGCAGAACAAGAAGAACTGTATAACTCTGGACGGTCACAGACTATGAAATCTAAACATCTTATTCAAGAAGATGGATACTCACATGCCGTGGACCTCGTAGCTTATTTTGGTTCTAATGTTTCATGGGAGTTGAATGTTTACGATAACATTTGTGATGCTATGGCACAGGCAGCGGAAGAACTAGAGGTGCCTATCAAATGGGGTGCAGCTTGGTCAGAGGGTGACATCCGTTATTACGATGACACTGCAGAAGATGCAATGAATGCATATATTGATTTACGTAGATCACAAGGGCGTAGACCATTTATTGATGCTCCACATTTTGAGATGATGTAATGAAATGGTTAGTATTGGTTTTACTGTTATCTAGCTGTGGTTTAACTTCACTGTTACCTACAGGTGGAACTAACGTAGCTGCTAATACACAACTTGGTAAAGAAAACAAACAAGCTGTAGTTACTTACGAAGAAGAAGAAACTAATAACGCAGGACGTGACATTATCACAGAAACAAAAGAAGTAGAAGCAGGTCCAGTAGAAAAGCTAATGATCAACAATCAAAACATACCCCCTTGGGTTATAATGTTATTACTACTAGGATGGCTACTACCAACCCCAACACAAATAGGTCAATCAATAGCAAACTTTGTGCTTGCATTATTTAGAAGAAAGAGTTAAAATGGCACGAGCATTAACAGAAAAACAACAAAAACTACTTGCAGTTTTATTTGACGAAGCAGGTGGTGACATTAATGTTGCTAAACGAATAGCAGGATATTCGGATGCTACTTCATCTACGGAGATCATTAACTCTTTAAAAGAAGAAATCTTAGATGCTACATCAGCATACATGGCACGTAATGCACCTAAAGCTGCAATGGCTATGGTAGGTGCTTTATATGATCCTACTGAGCTAGGTATTCGTGACAAGATGCAAGCAGCTAAAGAATTACTTGACCGTACTGGTTTAGTTAAAACAGAGAAAATGCAAGTAGAAGCAAAAGGTGGTGTAATGCTAATGCCACCAAAACAAATGGATGATGATGACTAAACCTCTTAAACAGTGGAAGTTACCCCAACCAACAGACATAAAAGAAGATAACGAATGGGTTCGTATTCCCCGTATATCTAGGACAATACCATTTGGGTATGAAATAGACCCTGACGATCCTGACGTACTATTACCTATTGAGCATGAACTTGATATGCTTGAACAGGCACAAAAATATCTTAAACAGTACTCTTATCGTGAAGTAGCTAATTGGCTAACACGAAATACAGGTAGAGACATATCTCACGTAGGATTACGGAAACGGTTGGAAAATGAGCGACAACGAAAAAACAAAGCTAGAAGCCTTCGCAGATGGGCAGACTATGCGAAAAAGGCAATCGCCAAAGCGGAAGAAATTGAACGCACAAGACTCGGAGCCAAAGCCGACGAGGACTACGAGGAAGCGAACTACAGCGAAGCCAAAGCCTGAACCCGCAAAGATAGTTGATGAGATTCCTATTGAGGAACAACACAACGTAATCTTTAAACCTAATGCAGGACCACAGACAGACTTCCTTGCTGCAGGTGAACGTGAAGTCCTATATGGCGGCAGTGCGGGTGGTGGAAAAAGTTATGCGATGTTAGCTGACCCTTTACGGTATATGGGTCACCCAAACTTTTCAGGGCTACTGCTGCGTCACACAACAGAAGAACTTAGGGAACTTATATTTAAGTCACAAGAAATGTACCCTAAGATATGGCCTGGAATTAAATGGTCAGAAAGAAAGATGCAGTGGACTGCGCCATCTGGTGCGAGATTGTGGATGTCCTACCTAGACAGGGAAGATGACGTTCTGCGTTACCAAGGTCTAGCGTTTAGTTGGATAGGCTTTGACGAATTGACGCAATGGGCTAGTCCATTTGCATGGAACTACATGCGGTCACGTCTACGGTCCACTGCACCCGACTTGCCTATCTTTATGAGGGCAACTACAAACCCAGGAGGTAGGGGTCATCATTGGGTTAAGAAAATGTTTATTGACCCATCTCCTGCAGGAAAAGCTTTTAATGCAACTGATATTGAAACAGGTGAAGAACTTAAATATCCTGCAGGACACGCAAAGGCAGGAAAGCCTTTGTTCAAACGTAGGTTTATACCTGCACGTCTTTCAGACAATCCTTACCTAAGTAAACAAGGTGACTACGAGGCAATGCTACTATCGTTGCCTGAACAACAACGTAGGCAGCTACTAGAAGGTGATTGGGATATTAAAGAAGGCGCAGCCTTCACTGAGTTTGATCGTAACGTCCATGTTATTGATCCATTTAAGATACCAAACAATTGGGTTAAGTTTAGGGCTTGCGATTATGGATATGGTTCTCATAGTGCTGTTGTGTGGTTTGCCGTTGCGCCTGATGAGCAACTTATCGTATATAGAGAATTGTACGTCAGTAAAGTACTCGCAACAGACCTTGCCGATATGGTCTTAGACCTAGAGTCAGAAGATGGAAATATTAAGTATGGAGTTCTTGACTCTTCTTTGTGGCATAAGCGTGGTGATACTGGCCCTAGTCTTGCTGAACAGATGATTAGTCGTGGATGCCGTTGGAGGCCATCAGATCGTTCTAAAGGTTCACGTGTTGCAGGTAAGAACGAGATACATAGACGTTTACAAGTAGACGAGTTTACAGAAAACCCCAGACTAGTATTCTTTAACACTTGTACAAACATGGTAGCACAATTACCCGCTATACCACTGGATAAGAAAAACCCTGAAGACATTGACACACATTCTGAAGATCACTTGTATGATGCATTACGATATGGTATAATGTCAAGACCACGGTTTAGTATATTTGACTACGATCCTAATAGTGTCCGTTCAATGGGTATGAGAGTAGCAGATTCAACATTTGGCTATTAAGGAAAAATAAATGGCAGAAGAAAATGACATCTTTATTGAAGACGATTCAATCGCACTAGAGGACACAGATAACTCTACTGAGTTTGATGCAGATACTTCAAAAATCATACCTTATGTTATGGAACGGTTTCATCGTTCTGAAGACTATCGTCGTCAAGATGAAGAACGTTGGCTAAGATCGTATAGGAACTATCGTGGTATTTATGGTCCTGATGTACAATTTACTGAAGCAGAAAAGTCTCGTGTCTTTATCAAAGTTACAAAAACTAAAACGCTTGCTGCCTACGGGCAGATTGTTGATGTTCTATTTGCTAACAATCGTTTTCCTCTTTCTATAGAACCTACTGAACTACCAGAGGGTGTAGTTGCAGATGTACACTTTGATCCTGCAGAACCTGAACAAATGCGTGAAGACGGACTAAATGAAAGCAGTCCATATGGATTTAAAGGTGATGGTAAAGAGTTTCCTGCAGGTGCTACACTAAAAACACTAAACGAAATGCTTGGTCCTATCAAAGATAAGTTTGAAGGGATTGACAATGTACAAGCAGGTGTAGGTAAAACCCCTACAGCAATTACGTTTAGCCCTGCAATGATTGCAGCAAAGAAGATGCAAAAGAAAATCCAAGATCAGTTGGAAGAATCATCTGCATCTAAACACCTACGCAGTACAGCATTTGAAATGGCACTATTTGGTACTGGTGTCATGAAAGGTCCGTTTGCTGTAGATAAAGAGTATCCTAACTGGGATGAAGACGGTAACTATGATCCTATGTTTAAAACAGTACCACAGGTATCTCATGTATCTGTGTGGAACTTTTATCCTGATCCAGATGCCAACAGCATGGATGAAGCACAGTATGTAATTGAACGTCACAAGCTTTCTCGTACACAGATGAGAGCATTGAAGAAACGTCCATACTTCCGTAGTCAAGTTATTGATGAAGCAATTATGCTTGGTGAAAACTATGACAAACAATATTGGGAAGATGATCTATCTGACTATGCACCAGAGCATGGCATTGAACGTTACGAAGTCCTAGAGTATTGGGGTATGGTTGACACTGAGATGCTTGAAGAGCAAGGTGTAGATATTCCAGATGAACTAACAGCATTTGATGAACTGCAAGC